TCGGGCCTCGGGATGCACTTCGCCAACGGCTATTGGTCCTACGGCACGATCACGATGACCAGCGGGCCGAACATCAATCTGACGCGGAAAACCTACGCGCACTCGACGACCGCGATCAACCACGATCCATTCCCGGTGGCCAACAGCGACGGCCACACGTTCACGCTGCGCGGCGGAGCATCTTCAATTGTCGGCCTGTCGTTCTCGTCCAGCGTGCTGTTCTGCGGAATCCTCGGCGCCGACAGCAGCGGCACCCTGTCGCAGTTTCAGACCACCAACAACGTCGTGCGACAGGTCACGATAATCGACCCTGGGGCCTTCGACATCTTCTTCGGTGCGATGACGATAGACCGAGTCTCCGGCGTGGCGCCATGGGTCGGAGGGTCCGGGAGCATTACGCCAGGGATTGATAGCGTCACCGCTAGCAACACACTCACTAACCTCAAGTTCATCGAGGATGACGACACCATCTCACTGCTCGACAATCAGATGAACTCGACGGTCACCAATATCGTCGGGGTTCACCAGGAAAACGGCTTCATCCGGCTTGGCTATTGGCCGGACGACATCGTGTCGGGATACAGGTCAACGATCAGTGGCGTGAACGTTCGCACTGTCGCGCTAAACGATGGCGCGTCCCACGTCGGCGCGATCGTCGGTTGCTTTACCGATGGCCAACCAGGGGATACGGCGAAAGGTCGCGGTCGGTTTACCATATCGGACGTGCGCGTCGAGGGACCGATTTCGTGCAAGGCCGTCGACTTCCAGAACCTCGCCTATCCATTCGTCGGGGGCCCCGGCGGCGCGACGCAGACTGGCAGCGTGTTCGACGGAGTCATGGAGAACTGGACACTGACCAATACGCCGAGCGTTCTATCCACGATCCTCGGCAAGGACGCGACTAACACGCCACACGATCTGATGTTCCGCAATTGGACGATCGGCGGCGTGCCGGTCACGCGCAGCAACTTTGCGAACTTCTTCACGGTCAACTCCTACCCCTACAACATCTGGATCAACCCCGTGTTCACAGTCGAGACTGGCACCGGATCAAGCACCGCCAACGCCTACTGCACCGTCGCATTCGCTGACGACTACTGGACGAACAAGGGCAGCCCTGCCGCATGGTTTGCGGCCTCGCAGGCCGGCAAGGAGGACGCCATCCGGCAGGCGACGGCATACCTCGACGAGATGTATGGCCTGCTGTGGCTCGGCGAGCCGGTGAGCGACACGCAGGCGCTCGACTGGCCGCGCGAGGACGTCTTCACCATGAGCGGCACCGAAGTGGACGATGCCTCGGTGCCGAACGCCGTGCAGAAGGCGACGGCAGAGATCGCCTATCGAGTGGTCCAGGGCACCGTCCTGTTGCCCGACGTCCCGGCCGGCTCGAGCACGACGTCGGAGACGTCCTTCAGCGTCGGGCCGATCAGCGAGACTGAGAAGTTCTCGACGGCGACCTCGACGCGGCCGACCTTCGATGTGGTGGTGCGGATCCTGCGCAGCGCCGGCCTCATCGACTCGGGGAGCTACGTGATGCGATGAGCGCCGTCGACGGGACAGCACTTGCCGCGAAGGTTGTCGCCATCATCGCCGACGTCGGCGAGACGGCGACCTTCACCGTCGCGACCGTGGCGCCGACCTACAACCCGGCGACCGGCGGCATCACGGGCGGCACGTCGTCGACGATCGCAGTCAAGGTCTCGCCGCTGATCCCGAACCGCTCCACCATGCGCACCGGCGACACGGCGCGGCAAGGTGATGGCGTCATCTACGTGCCCGCCGCCAGCCTGAGCTGGACGCCGACGCCGGGGCAGAAGCTCACCATGGCCGGCACGGGATGGACGGTGCAGACTGTCGAGCTGTATTCGGTCGTCGGCGTCCCCATCGTCTACACGCTCATCCTCGCGAAGGGGTCAGGATGAGCGACACCGCCACCGAGCAGGCGACGCGGGCGTTCAACCTGGAGCTGCAGGACTTCCTCAGCAAGCAGATGCCCGCGAACGTCGCCGTGGTGCAGCGGCGGCTCGCCCTCGACGCGCTGACCCGCATCGTGCGGCGCTCGCCAGTCGACACCGGGCGCTTTCGCGGCAACTGGCAGGTGACCATCGGCGGCGTCACCGACACGCCGCAGCCGAACACCTACGACCAGGGCGGCGAACCGACGATCGCCGCTGGCTCGGCAGTTATCGCCGGAATCCAGGCATACCAGACGTCGCACATCCAGAACGCGCTGCCCTATGCCATCCCGCTCGAGGACGGGCACAGCAAGCAGGCGCCGTCGGGCGTCGTTGGCCTCACGCTGCTCGAGCTGCAAGGCGCGCTCTACGAAGTGCCGGAGACGCCGCGCCAATGACGCAGGCCTACATCAGGAACGCGCTGCGCGACCGCTTCAACACGACCGTCGTCGTGCCATACCTCAACACGACGCCGGTCGTCTACGACAACGCACCGCGGCCGGTGCCCGACACGGTGCCGCCATCGGTGACGTCGTGGGTTCGGTTCTCTGTGCTGACCGGCGACGTGACGCAGGCCACTGTCGGCGGCACAGGGCAGCGCATCTTCCGCACCATCGGCATGGCGCAGGTGGACCTGTTCTACGGCCTCGACGAGGGCGAGGAGTTCATGTTGCTGGCCGCCGACCTGTGCATTGCGCAGTTCCGCGGCATCAGCATCGGGCCGCCTTCGATCACCTTCACCCCAGCACCTTCGCTCTCCGCGGGAACCAGGGACGGCCCGTGGTGGAAGCGTTCCGTAACCATTCCGTTCCGGGCAGATGAGTTCGCATGAGTGACGCCAACAGAGTCCGTGTAGTGGTCGGTGCCGAGACCGTCTTCGGCACACTGGTGACGACCGGCGACACCATGCTGGTGACCGGCCAGGCTCTCCAGCCGAACATCCAATACGCACAGAGCCGCACGCTGCGCTGGGACCGCAACGTGCAGGATCTCGTGCGCCTGAATCTGTCCGCCGGCGGCTCGCTGCCGCTGGAACTCTACTTCGACAACAGCGCGGCGCTGTGGAAGCTGATGAACCGGCTGCTGCGCAACGATCTCGACATCGGCTCGGAGACGGCGCAGACGGGTCTCGTGGCCAACTCGACCGTCAACGGCGCCACTGGCACGATCACTGGCGCTGGCGTCGGGACCAACGTGTCGGTGGGCGACATCGTGCGCGTGACCAACACCGGCACGACGACGCTGAACGGGCAGGGGTTTGTGCGCGTCCTGACCTCGGCTGCTGGCGTCATCACCGTGCCCGTCAACACGCTCAACAGCGTGAACAGCGACACGCGCCGCGGCAAGAAGATGAAGAACGGCACGGGCAACAACAACGCCCTGCCGAAGTCCTTCACCATCGAAGTGCAGCGCCTCGACGTCAGCAAGTTCGAGACCTACGTCGGCATGGTCCCGGACTCGATGTCGATCAGCATCGTCGACGGGCAGATCAGCACCTGCTCGATCACCTTCGCCGGCAAACAGCTCTCGACGACTGGCAACAGCACGCAGTTCGTGACCCTCATCAACGCCGCGCCGGTGGTGACGGTGATGAACTGCGTCGACAACGTGCCGACGGTCTCGGTGGCTGGGCTCAACTACCCGGCGAAGCAGATCACGATCAACATCGCCAACAGCACGGCGGCGCGCACGCAGCTGGGTTCGCTTGGCCCGCAGTCGATGCGCGATGGTGCCTGCGTCGTCACCGGCTCGATCCAGTCCTACTTCACGGACTACACCGAGCTGTCCAAGTTCCTGGGCGACACTGGCAGCGACATCGTGCTGGCCTTCCAGGACGTCAGCAAGCAGGCCTTCGCCTTCAGCTTCCCGAACATCAAGTGGCAGAACCCGCAGATGGCGACGCAGGGAATCGACCAGGACGACTTCCTGACGATGAACTTCATGGCGCGCTACAACGCCAACGAGGGGGCCGAAATGCTCCTGGAGGCGTTCACGTAATGGTCAGCCTCAAGAAGGACCGGCTGAATCCTGCGCACGCATTCGGCGGGCGCTGGTTCAACTGGACGGCCCGCAGCGTCGATGCGCTCGACGCGCCGGTTGACGGCTGCATCTGCCTGCTCATCGCCGTCGCCGAGAACCCGAAGTTCCGCGGCGCGCTGGCGCGCATCTGCCAGCCGCTGGCGAAGCAGATCCGCGACGGCAAGCTCGAAGCAGCGAAGTGGGACGAAGCCAACGCCAAGGCGCTGGCCGAAGCCGTGCTGATCGGCTGGGCGAACCTCACCGAGGACGATGAGACGACGCCGATCCCCTACAGCCCGCAGAAGGCGTTCGAGCTGCTGTCGGATCCCGGCCTGTTTGCGCTGCGGCAGTTCGTCAGCGACTGCTCAGGCATCACCAAGGGCTTCCAGGACGAAGCGGAGGCCATCGCAAAGGGAAACTGATCGCGCTCCTCGGGTTGTCGACGCGGTGGAAGTCCGAGGAGTTGGAACACCTGCACCGCCTTGCGGACTGGAACGAGAAGAACGGCAGGCCGCCTCCGAAGGCCCTGCGCAACCGACCGATTCTCACCTTCGAGGAAGCCGAAGCATGGCAAGCGTTCAACGAGATCAGCAGCAGCAGGCAGTTCGGGTTCGGCGCGAATCCGATCAGCTGCGGCGACGTGCTCGCATGGTGTCGGCTGAACCTGTTCCCGTCATGGCGGCGCGGCTGGCTGTGGCGGATGGTGAAGGCGCTCGACGTCGCGTTCCTGGAGGCGCAGCATGCCAAGTCTAAGGCTGACCCTCGACGCAAGCGGGATGGTGCAGGGCGCCCAGCAGGCGACGCAGGCCATCACGGGGATTCAGAAGTCGGTCATTGACCTGAACCTCAACCTGTCGAGGGCGCCCGACCTGTTCAACCGGATCGGGCAGACGACGCAGACGGCGACTGGCGGCCTGCGTGGCCTCGCTGCCGTGGTGTCGACGCAGCTGACGTTCGACCGGCTGCTGCGCGACATCAACGGCATGGCGGACGGCACCACGAACCTGACGAACACGCTGCAGACCGCCGCGGTGCTGCTCCTCGAGATCGCTCGTATCGAAATGAAGGGCACGAGCATCCTGGCGCTGATCAAGGAGAACAAATGGACGGCCGGGATCATCGGCCTGACCGCGGTCGCGAGCGTCATCGCGCTGATCGGTTCGAACTCGCAGAAGGCTGCCCAGGAAGTCAGCAAGATGAGCGCCGAGTGGGAGAAGATGCGCAACGCGCAGAACTACTCGAACCTCATCGGCGACCCGCTGGGCGCACGCCGGGCTCGTGCATCGCGTTCCGACGCGCTCTTCAACCTTGGTGTCGACGTCGCCGGCGGCAACTACCTCGGGACGACGGGCGCCGAGTTCGCGGACATCGCCGGCGTCAGCCGCGCGAAGCTGGTCAACCTGTTGTCGCCGGGCTATCAGAACAGCCTGCGCAGCGGTGAAGACCCTGGAGTCGGTGGCAGGCTCGTGGCCTTCCGCGACTACCTGAATGCGCAGGCGGAGGGCGAGTCCGGCATCGGCCCTGGCGGCGACCTCAATGCGGCCTACAGGGTCAGCACGAGGCCGATTCCGATCGAGGAACAGATGCGCGTCATTGCCTCGCTGCAGCACGAGGCAACGACGGCGCAGCGGCAGGGTGACCCGAACACCTTCGCCAACAGCCTGTCGAAGGACGTGGAGATGCTCAGGGTGAGCGTCCAGGAACGCGAAAAGCTGCTCGCCCTCCGTGAAGCCGAGAACCAGGCGGCGGCGCAGCATGTGACCCTCACCTCCGGCGAGCGCGATCAGATCGTGTCGACGATCGAGCTGAAGCAGCAGCTGGTGCGCCTCGACCAGGTCGGCAACGAAGTGGGGGCGACCATCTCCAACGGCTTCGAGAACGCGTTGTTCTCGACGAACGGCCTGCGGGCCGCAGTGCAGGGCCTGCTGCAGGATCTCGAACGTGTTGCCTTCCGAGCCACCGCCGGCCAGTTCATCCAAGACGGCATGAGCAGCCTGTTTCGCGGCCTGGCCGGGCCGGCAATCAACCCGGCGACCGGCGGCGTAGCTGGTGGCAACTACGACGTGCCAATGGCAGCCGATCAGGCGCGGCTCACACCGTCGCAGCGCGGTGGCACGATGCAATCGCGGATCGCCGGGAGGCTCGGCTAGTGGGATACCACGACGTCCAATTCCCGACGACGCTGAGCGAGGGCTACCGCGGCGGACCATCGTTCAACACCATCGTCACCGAGACGGACAGTGGCCACGAAGAGCGCGTCTCGCGCTGGCAGTCGGCGCGCTGGGTCTACCGCGCTGCCCGCGACATGGGCACCGTCGCCGAGGCCAATGCGCTGCGCGACTTCTTTCTCGCGCGCGGCGGTGCGCTCAACAGCTTCCGCTTCAAGGACTGGCTCGACTTCACCAGCGAGACGACGGGCATCACCGTCGGTAGCATCGGCAACGATCAGGTCATCGGCACCGGCGACGGCACGACGGTCAACTTCCAATTGCGGAAGCAATACACCAGCGGCAGCCAGACCTACGTGCGCACCATCTCGCTGCCGGTCGCCGGCACGGTAGTCATCTACGACAACGGCAGCATCGTCGGCGGCTGGTCGGTCAACACGACGACTGGGCTCGTGACGTTCTCGGTGGCTCCCGCCGCGGCGCATGTCATCAGCGCCGGCTTCCAGTTTGATGTCCCGGTGCGGTTCGACGTGCAAGCCGAGCAGGGCGCGCAGTTCCGCATCGAGACGTATCAGGTGCACACGCTCGTCGAGATTCCACTGATCGAGGTCAAGGATGAGACACCTTACTTCGAGGGGTGGGATCCCGGCGGATCCTACATCGACGCGGCGATGGCGGCGGATCTGTCGCTGTCGATGGCGCTTTGCCGGCTCGTCGTGCTGACGCCAACCGCGGCGCGCAACGTCTTCCTGCCGCCGCCCGGGAACCTCGGCAGTGGTGGGCCCTACTTCAAGATCGTCAACCAGTCGGGCAGCTTCACGCTCACTGTCCGAGACGATGCGGGGACGTCCGTCGTCGTTGTCGGCACGAGCAGCAACAAGGAATTGTGGCTGCTGGAGAGCGGGTCGACGAAGACATGGGTAGCCGTCTGATGGTTGTCGTCTTCCCGACTGCCCTGGACTCGTTCTACGGCGACTCGATCGCACTCGGCGCCATCGCCGCGGACTACCAGGCGACGTGGGGGACGCGGGTCATTGACGCCGGTCCGACGACGGCCGGCAAGAGCGTCATCCTGCCGCCAGCGAACGGCGCGACGACGGCGGTCACGACCTACGACAAGCGCGTCATCCGCGCCGGTGGGCCGATGTTCCTGGTGCTCAACAGCGGCACGCAGAACCTCGCCGTCAAGGACTTCGGTGGCACGACGCTGACGACGCTGGTTCCCGGCGCGGCGGTGCGCATCTGGAAGGTGACGGGCGTGACGACGGCCGGGGTGTGGTTCACGGAGCCGATCGCCACCGTCAACCGAGGCACGGCGCTGGCCACGAACCGGCAGACGTTCGCCATCACGATCGGCATCTCGGACACGGCAGCCTACAACCTGCACGACGACCTGCTGGGCGCCTACCACTGGGACGGCACGACCGCAGTGGCGGTGACGCTGACCATCGCGTCGGGCGTCGTTCGCGGCTCGAGCTCGACGTCGCTGCCGGCGATCGACACCGGGACGCTGCCGGCGGGCTCGACCTGCATCCTGATCAACCAGGGCACCATCAGCGGCAAGGGCGGCGATGGCGGGCGCGGCGGCATGTATGGCATCAGCGCCCTCGGCGTTGCTGGCGGTGTCGGCGGGCCGGCCTTGCGGATGTATCAGGACATGACCGTCATCAACCTCGGCACCATTGCCGGCGGGGGCGGTGGCGGTGGTGGCGGCGGAGCGGCGGCGACGACTCCCGGCCAGCACGGCGGCGGTGGCGGCGGCGGACAGGGACACGGGCCGTCCACGGGCGGCGCAGGCTACGGAGGCTCGGTCCCCGGCTCGAACGGCACGGTCAACATCAACGGCCCTGGCGGGGCTGCCAGCGGCTCCAGCGCGGGGCCTGGCGGGGCAGGCGGGACATGGGGCACGGCGGGCACGGCCGGCACAAACGCCACGGCATCCGGTGGCTCCGGTGGTGCGGCCGGGCCGTATCTGCTGCGCAAGACGACGGCGACGGTCACCTGGCTCGTCACCGGCACGCGGCTGACGTCGGAGGTCACCTTCTGATGACCTCGCGGCTTCCCAGCGGCTCCCTGGCAACCAAGCGATACCGCTCGCATGAGTGGTGCGAGTTGGTGCGGATCACGCGCAAGGATGGGTTCTCGCTGCGGATGACGTCGCACGACAAGCAGCTGATGCACCAGGGGCTGCTGTATGAGCCGCTCGACTCGGCGCAGCACAGCAACGAGCGGCGCGAGACCGGGCTGAAGGATGCCAACCTGCAGCTGTTCGGCGCGCTGTCGTCGTCGACGATCACGAATGCCGACCTCGCTGCCGGCAAGTATGACGGCGCCGAGATCATCCAGCGCGTCGTCAACTGGCGGCACCCTGAGCGCATCTACTACGAGGCCCAGAAGTGGCTCGTGCGCTGCTACTGGGACGGCGCCGGCTGGAAGGCGGACATCGTCGGGCACACGAAATGGCTCACGCAGCCGGCGGCGGGGCGCTTCGGCGGCACCTACTCGGTCACCTGTCCCTACAAGCTCGGCGACGCGGCGACGTGCAAGAAGGACATCTCGGCACTGATCCGCACCAGCACCGTGTCGTCCGTCATCGCCGGCACCACGCAGTTCCGCGGCACGGCTGGCACCTGGACGAGCCCACCCTTCGCCGACGACTACTTCAAGGAGGGTGAAATCATCTGGACGTCGGGGGCCAACAGCGGGCTGGTATCGCCGATCACTGCCTACACCGACGCGACGCGCGAAGTCATCCTGCTGATCCCAACGCCGTTCACCATCGCCGTCGGCGACGCCTTCACGGCGAAGCCGGGATGCGACGGCACGCGCACGACATGCATCGGCAAGTTCTCGAACCTCGCCAACTTCGGCGGCGTGGGCGTCTTCAGCCCAGGATCCTCGCCAGCGATGGAGGTGCTCAATGCATAGCTGGCGCGACGTCGTCGTCGAGGCGAAGAAGCTCAATGGGCAGCCGTTCCTGCATCAGGGGCGCGGCGACCTTGGGCTCGACTGCGCTGGCGTCGTCATCCGCATCATGCAGGCGCTTGGCCAGACGCCGGAAGACTGCCTCGACTACACGACGTCGCCTGATCCGGCGCTGCTTATCGGTTACCTGCGCCGCAACTGCGACGAGGCCTTCGACGCGGCAACTGGCGGCATCCTGACGTTCGACTTCGGCAGCCTGAAGGCGCAGCACGTCGGCGTGCTCGTGGCACGCGATCAGTTCCGCATGGTGCACGCCTTCCAGGGCA